GCGTTGAGTCATGCCAGCGCGAACCTGAACAAGCTGAGCGAGAGACCTTGTGACCGGACCCCACTGGTTGGGTAGCCAGTGGGGTCCTTTTTTTTAGGTCAACAATCCCTTGTCGAGGGATTCGTGTTCGTACCGGACGATTTCGTCAAGCTTGTAGCGCACCAGCGCGTTGTCTGATTCGCCTAGCTTGACCCACTTGGGTCCACGGCCTTCTCGCCGCCACCTGCGAAGCGATTCGAGTGAAACGCTCCACCGATGCGCGAGATCACTCGCCGTCAGATACAGTGGCTCCGGCCTCGTTTTGGCTGGCTGCCTCATTGGTGGTCTCCTGAGTGGTTTCGGGTTGGGTATCTGAAATGGAGGCACGCAGGCGGCTCAACGAGCCTTCGGTTGCCGTCACGGTAGCCTCGACCGTTGGGCGCTGCTGCTGGACGAAGCCGGAAGCCTCGTTGTCGCTGGCGATGATGCTGTCGATGTCTGCGCTGGAAGGCAGGCGCTTGGCCAGACGCTTGATGACGGTCTTGATGGCCATCTGGTCCCACCAGTCGCGCCACGGGCCGTTGTCCTTAGCTCGCGAGACGTTCCGCACCTTCTCGACTTCGTCAACCGACATGACCTCGCGCCAAGTCGAACCGTCCTTGGTCTTCGCGATAGCGTAGACGGCAACGGGTGCGCCACGGTTGGGGCCGAGGTGCGGCTTGTGCGTGATGCTTTCGTGGTCTCCGAGTTCGTACTCGAACTTGTCGTTCTCGTACGCAACGTGCGCCGAAATCGACGCAAGCTCGCCCGAGTTGCGCAACTTTTTCAGCAAACCGCCCAACATCGGCATGTATTGCACGACTGCGGTCCAACCGCCGTCCCTGTCTTTCTTTCTGAAAATGACGGGGGCAGCTTCGCGCCCGTCGAGCAGGAGCCCGTCTTGGGCCGCTTTCATGCAGGCTGCGAGCAGGCTGCGGCGGTCGCACTGGACGAGGTCGGGGTTCATCTGGACCGTCGTGAGCACGGTGCGGAGGAACCTTTCTGCCGGGATCTGCGGCGGCAGCGCGGCGGCAAATTCAGGTTGCATCCTTTGCAGCGTGACGCGGACATTCTCAATCGGGGAAAGCTCACGGGGAGCTACGGTTGCTGGCGTATCGGTCATGGTGCCCTCCTTTAGCGGGCCTTGGGAGTGAAACGGAACTGACGAAAGCCTGCGCGACCGCCGTAGTGCAAACCGACCATGTCGGCGGTGATTAACTTGCCCGGATTGGGCTTGGTGTTGCCGCACGACAGGGTGCCGTACTTGCTAACCACTTTGCTGGCAGGACCAATCTCCATCAGAATTTCGGCCTTGAGCGCATCGATTTGGCCTTCGATGATGGTTGCGTGCTGTTGCAGGCTCATGTACTGCTCCAGCTTGGTTTCCAAACTGGGCGGTGCGGCTAGCACTAGATTGTCGTGCGAGGTCGCACGCAGGGATTTGATGATGAATTCGGCATCCTTGGCAAAGTCGGCCTTGGGGGGCTGATCGGCGTCGATAGAGGCCCAGAAGGCTGCGACTTCGGATCGAATGCGTTGAGCAACATCTGGTTCGCGCTTGCGAATCAAGGTCTTGAGCGTGTTGCCACCAACTAGCGCCACGATTGCGCCCCAGTTTAGGTCCGCTACTTCAAGCTGATGCTGAAGCTGAAGTTCGATGTGCTCAGGCGCTTCGATGTCTCCCGTTGCATGCTCGACCCAGTGCTTGGCGAAGGTGCCGCCGTCTACGTTCTTGACTTCAAGAAGTCCAACGCCACGGTTCGGGCATTGCACTTGGAAATCGAACGAGGACCCGATGCGCAGGCTTGGGATTCGCGTGTAGGACTTGCGAGGTTCGGCCTTCCAGCCGTTTTCCTCTGCTGCGCCGAGGGCAATTGCCGACTCCAGCCGAGACCCCCACTTCATGCGTTCGTTAGGCGGAAGCTTGACCACCTCGTTGTTCTTCTTGCGGTGCCACAGCTCAAGCTTGCCGAGGTAAGGCGACAGGCCGAACAGCACCGAGATTTCGGTGGAAGTAATGTCGTGAGCACGCAGCGCCAGCCACTGGTCTTCGCTGGTGACTTCGATGGTTTCGCGGTCGATCACAGTTCTTCCCTCCCGCTGCGAACGATCTGGAGGGAGTTGAGCTGCTCGCTCAGGTCGGAACCGTTAGGAAACAAAGTAAAAGTGATTCGGGTCCCGGGTTGCGGGTAATCGCTGTAGATGGTCATGGTTTGCGCGTAGAAAGAGTTGCCTGCCGTGATTGCCACGGGTTCGTTGACCAAGATTTTGGCCACTCTGTGAATTGTGATGTTCATTTTTTGTCGGTAAAGTTCGGTCACTGCGACCGAGGCGGGAATCCTAGCGTGCGTTCAGGTCGGGTCAAGCGCGGGAAAGTAAATTCTAGTGCGTGCGCAAGTCGTTGCGCCGAATGCATTTGCAATCGCTTGCCCTTTGTGCAACAGTGACTCCATGACCTATTTCCCCCCTGCGGAACTGGCGATTCGCCTGTTCGGTGGCGTCGTGGCCCTTGCCCGCGCAGTTGGGCGCAACCCAAGCTCGGTCAGTCGCTGGCAGAAGACGGGTCAGATACCTACGGGCTGCCTGAAGCTGGTGCTCGACGCCGCGCAGCGGGAGGGCATCGAACTGTCGAGCGAAGAGCTGGTGCGGGGTGCCGAGGTGGAGCTGGTGGAGTCGGACAGGTGAAGCTGTACTTGCCGTGGCCGCCGTCCGCCTTGTCGCCGAACGCGCGCGTGCACTGGGCCGTACTTTCCCGGCACAAGAACAAACTACGTCAGGCGGCGAAGGTTGAGACAACGCTCCAAAAACGAGGGCAGACTCTCGATGTGGACGCCGAGCTGCACATGACACTGATCTTCGTCCGACCCAACAAGCGTTCTTACGACCGCGACAACCTCGTCGCTCGCGCGAAAGCCGCTATTGATGGGATGTGCGATGCCCTCAGCATCGATGACCGGATCATAACGAAAGTGACAGCAGCGGTTGCTGTAGAGACGGACCGGGACAATCCCGGCATTCATGTTTTGCTCGAAAGTTGCCATGAGAAAACTTTTTGATGTGACTGTTAAGACTGGCGAGTACACCACCAAGGACGGCGCAGTGAAGGGCCGCTACCAGACGGTCGGCAGCGTAGTGGAAACCAAGGATGGTCGGCAGGTAATTCTGCTGTCCCGTTGGTTCAACCCGGCTGGCGTACCGGACGCCCGTAACGGCGAGACGATTCTGCTCGGCATGTACGAGCCTCGCGAACCTCGCGAAGGCGGCTACAACGGACAGAGGTCTGAGCCACCCGTTCCTCCTCCTGCGTCTCCCGAGTTGCAGGAGAAGATGCGCGAAGCCATGAAGCGTGCGACTAGCGCCAAGCGCGTGGACGATAACATCCCATTCTGACCCGTGTGGGTCTACCCGGCTCCTTGTGAGGCTCTGCACCTCTTGATTTGGACCAGATCCTTGGGGCCGGGCTTTTTCTTATGACTCCGACCGAATACCACTACGTTCCGCTCTCATGGGAGGAAGTTTTGCGCGCCAGTATGCTCGGCGTGGCTCGAAACATCGACGCTGCCAAGGATCGCCGAAAGGCAGGCTGGGGCCGGGCCTCCGAGTGCTGGGGTAGCCACATTCAGGGCGCGCTAGCCGAGCTGGCGTTCGCCAAGTTTCTCAACGTGTACTGGGAGGGGCACAACAACGAGTTCACGCGGCGTCCCGATGTTATGGGATGCGAGGTTCGTTGGAGCGGGATTCAAAAGCTGAAGAAGAAGCCGAACGACAAGCCCAACCAGAAGTTCGTGTTGGTGAGCGGCGAGATCGAGCTTGGCGAGTCACAAAGCCTGCCGCACATGGTTATCCACGGTTGGCTGTTCGGCCATGAGTTTGAGACGTTGGGAGTACTAGCCGATCTTGGCAATCGACATCGTCCCGCTTGGTTTGTCGATGCCGACAAGCTGCACCCCATGTCCGAGTTGCAATAGGAATAGGAATAGAAAGCCATGATCGACATCGACAAGCTGGAAGCAATGGAGAAGCTCGCTGTTTCAGCCCCATGGGAAGTTGACGAAGTTTGCCGCACCGTCATCGCACCGTTTATGTACGAAGGAACAGGCATGGTGGGCAGCATCGTCGAACTTGATGACATGCGGTTCATTGCCGCCATGCGCAACGCGCTGCCCGAACTCCTTGCCGAGGTGCGGAGGCTTCGAAAGGCGGAGGCCCTTCTTGACAACATTTGGGCGGGTCTTCAAAAATTATCGCGTCCAGCAAAACTGAATAAGCAAGGCCGCTATTCAAAGTTCGACCCCAACTTTTGATAGAGGGGACAAAAACGTGAACATTGAGGAAGCTAAGATTTACGAAACCGCCGTTGGTAAGCGGCCAGAGTTTGCTGCTCTGGCGCAAGCGGTTAGCAAATCGCTACATGACTTGTGCAAGTTTTCCGACACAAACGAAGCGTACGAACATGGCGAGCATGTCCGAATGTTATTTTTGCAATGGATGACCATGGGGGTCAGCGTGGCCTTCGATTGCGGCAAGAAGGCTGCGTCTTCTGAGAATAGCTAAACTTTCGGTTCGATCTTTTTGATGGAAGTTGGGCCACTTTCGATCAAAAATGGCCGAGTTAATTAAATGGTCAACTAATATTGCGGTGCGTTAGTCGGCGACTGGGCCTCAACCCCGCCTGCCAGCGGAAGATTGTGCTCTTTCTGGTTGACCGTGCCACGCTGCCCCGTATGCAGGGGGCCATGAACGAATCACCCAGAACCAAGGCCGCGATGGAAGGCCAGACCAAGTACGAAGGGAAGCCCTGCAAGGTTTGTGGCGGCACCTTACGTTGGATCATCAACTGCACGTGCGTCTCTTGCTCAAATGCTCGCACGGCGGAAGGCGTTCGGAAACGTCGGCAGTTGCTGCGGGACCTGATGAAGGGTGGCCGTAGCGCCTGAGGCAGCCACCGTGAAATACTACCCATTCCACGTTGGCGACTACGCCGCGCACACCCGTCACTTAACGCCGCTGGAGGATTTGGCTTACCGCAGGATGCTAGACTGGTACTACTTACAGGAACGTCCGTTGAACGAATGTCCAACGGTCGTTGCACGACAGGTTGGGCTGCCGTCAAACGAGGCCGAGGTGAAGGCCGTTCTGGGCGAGTTCTTTGTGCTCGTCGAGGGTCGTGGCTGGACCAACAAGCGCGTCGAGGACACCCTCCAGCAGTACCGGGACAAGTCGGCCAAGGCAGCCAAGGCTGGCCTAGCCTCCGCAGCGCGTCGCCAGAGCGTTCCGCCAACGGACGTTCAACAGCCGTCCAACGAACGTTCAACGGACGTTGAACAAACGTCCAACCAACCAAAACCAAAACCAAAACCAGAGAAGAGAGAATACACCGCCCGCTCCCTGTCGGAGGCGCAACGCCCCGACTCGGTGCCCGAGGCCCTCTGGATTAACTTCGTGCAGTTGCGCCGCGCCAAGCGGGCACCCCTGACCTCCGGCGCATTGCGCCTGATCGAGGGGGAAGCCCAGAAGGCTGGCTGGGAACTGAAAGATGCCGTGTCGGAGTGTGTCCTACGCGGCTGGGTGGGATTCAAGGCTGAGTGGGTGGCCAAGAAGACCTCCGTCTACCAGAAGCCTGTCACCCACATGCCGAACATGCCCTTGGGAAGCTTGGCGTGTGCCTGCACCGAGTGCGTGTCGTACCGAACGAAAAGAGGGGGATCGTCGTGAAGAAAGAGCAGCTTGAAGAAATCCTGAAGGACTTTCGCGGAGAGACGGATAAGAATATTAGCTGGGCCGGACTGCGGCAGCTTAGTCACCGGGTGCTGATGCACTTTGACCGGATGCAGAACCTGCTTGATGCCGCCGAGGAAGTTTTGCGCTGCGGCGTCAGCGATAGGTACTTTGATGGACGCCCTGAAGGCAACGCTCCCTCGCATCGCCACATGAAGCCGGGCATTTGGGACAGTTCCGGCGAGGTCTGCGGCTGGTGCAACGCATGGAACATCATGCGCAAGCAAGTGCGCGATTTGGTGGAGAGGGAACGATGAACAAGCAAAACATCAACTGGGGACGCCTGACCGTGTGGGCGCTCGCCGTGTGGTTCTGCATGGTTTGGTGGATCGGGTTCTGCGTGATGGTTAGCTGGCTTTTCTAGAGGCTGGCGGGGTGGGGGGGCTACTACCCCACCGCCCCCACCGAGATCGCCCGCCATTCCCGAACGTGGCGCGCTCAGTCCTCAAGCAGCCTGACTACCTTGTCCCAGTACTTCTCGGTTGCCTGCTTGAGGTGGCCCTTGGGGCCGCCGTTGTGGACCCGGGCCAGCTTTTCATAGTCGCCATCGATGAGCGCCCGGCGTGCATAACGGTGCCAGTATGCGATCATTATGCGCTCGGCGTACCAGCGCGCACGACAACCTTCGTACTCGCCCTTGAGGTCCGGCACCCACTCGACGGCGTCGGACCAGTAGGCGATCCAGATTTGGTATGCGCCGATGGCGTTGCCGCCGTCTCCAGTGGCCTCGTCGTTGCCGCCCGACTCGACCTGTCGAATCGCGTCGAGCAACGGGCGCAGTTCTTTGCGGTACGCATCGATCTGCTCGATGGTGGGGCGCTGCGCGGTAGCGAGGTAGGCCAGAGTCAAAGCGGACAGGATAGCGGCGATCAGATATTGGAACATGCGCCCTCCAATCGTGCCTGCCAGCGGCGTTCCGCTTCGGCTTCGGCTTGTTCGTAGGTCCAGTGAAAGCTAGCCGTAGTGCAGCCCTTGAACACTTCGGCGCGGCAGGAGTAGTACCAGAACACCCAGCGCCCCCCTTCCGTTTCGTTGCGTAGTTCGCCGACTTCGATTGTTTTGCGGGTATTACCGCGCACAATCCAAGTCGGGCTAATTATCGAGTTGTCCATGATTATTTATCTCCCGTGTTAATCTTAAGTACCCAAGTTAATCTTGCTGGATCGAAAGTTATGGAACCGTCCGCTCCGCAAGTTGGAGGCGGCAAGTATCCGAAGTAGAGCGGCAGCGTTATCGGCACTATCGGACTCAGGCTTGAGATAAACCTGCACAAGTCCTCGAAGCAGTCGAACTTGTGCGCCGTCTCCTTGTGGATTGCCCAGTACGGGCGGTCACTGTCGAGTTGGGCGGAGGTCATGCCTCCACCCCCGCTTCTGCCGGAGTCAGCACGACCTTGGTCGGGCGCTTGTAGAACCCAAACGCAACGTCCCTGTCGCTGCGCTGCACGATTGCGTCGAAGGCCAGCGTGTCGCCACGCACCGCCCTGTACGCGCCGTCCGGCAGCGTGCCCCACAATCGGTACGCGCCTGCGTCGGTCGTAACGTCGAGCAGAACCTTGGTCTCGACTCTGCCGTAGCCGTTCCGGTCGGTGCGCATGCTGACGATGGTGCCAGTGACGCGCGTGCGACCTTCGGTGATGGGCACCGGGACTTTTGGAACGTCAAGCTGAACAAGCAGGCGCTGGGCAAACTGCACCTGCTTTTCGCTGAGCGTGCCCCAGAGGTGCAGCGTATTGGCCAGCGACTGCACGAACTGATTCTGTCCATGCTTCGCGGCAAACGGGCTCCACCATGGGTTGGCGGCGAGCCACTCGCGCTTCTGCGCGTCCACCTCGACGCGCCGCTGATTCTCCCACACTTGCTTGCGCTCCTCGCGCTGGGCCTCGCGCTGCTTGGCTCGGAACTCGCCAAGGTGCTGCTTGCTTTGCTTGAGGAGGTGCGCGTCGCCAGTCTTGCGCACGCACTCGCAGCCAACAACGAACTCCCTGCCGTCACTGCTCTCGATGATGTACACGTGCACAATCGGCGTCGAGCAGTACTCGCACGCGGTAACTGGCTGGCCGGGACTGCCGTACGTGACGAGCACGCCGTTCTCGACGCGCTTGATCGGGCCGCGACGGCACTCGTATGCGAGGACCCGGAACGGTGCGATGCCAAGGCCAGCTTTCTGGAACGGATGAATCGGGGTAGTAGTCATGCTTTTCTCCTAATGTTTACTCGTTAACTTCAAGATACCAACGCCGCGTGATCCCGCGCCCACTCGGGCGCATCCTGAGACCAAGCGCGGCACACTCGACCGCCAACTCCGCTAGGTTGGGCCAGAAGATTCGTTCGGTCGATCCAAGTCCGCACGGCGCACTGCCGAACAGAATCATGTAGGCGTTATTGATGACGCTCCACTGAGCGTAGAGTTTGATTTCGTTCATGGTATTCATGGGTTAGGGTCAGCAGTG